AACGCGTGCTGTAAAAATGATTACTGGCGATGCATCGCGATTGCCAATCATGGTGCAGCAAAAGGCCGGCGAGAATTGGGAAACAATAGATTCAACGCGTATTGGTGACCTGATGAACAGGTCTCCAAACCCAATGCTCAGTGCTAATGAATGGCGTGCCTGGCTGTTCCGTGATCTATTGATCTATGGCAACCACTGTTCTGTGCTGATCCGAAATGGTGCTGGCCAGGTCGAGTCCATCGAGCCGCAAACGTTCGGCACTTGGTCTGTCAATTTCAATCCGCACAAATGGGCGCTGAGCTACAACGTCGCTGGTGGTGGCCAGGTTTTGCCGAGCGAAGTGCTGCACGTTCGTTTGGACGGTGAGCAGCCTTTTTGGGGCACATCGCCACTGGAACAGCATGCGTCTGTGTTGAAGGGCATTTGCGCGCAGTATGAAGCTGCAGAACGTACATTTACCTCCACGCTCGGGAAGGTTGCTCTAAAAACCGATGACCAGCTGAGCCCGGAAGCGGTTGAACGCATACAAGAAAAATTTGCGGAAACGCATGGCCAGGCATCAAGCTGGTCAAGCCCAATCGTTACTGGCGGCGGCATGGAAGCAAAAGTCTTCCAGAACGAACTATCCCGGAACGAATACGTCGCAAGCCAGAACTATGGCGTGGCCGATGTCGGGCGTATATACGGCATACCGGCGAGCATGCTATATGCGACAGACCAAGCTGGTGTAACTTCAAGCGGCACGGCGCAGCGAGAAGTGCACGGCTACATCGAGACTTGCCTTCGGCCAATTTTGGCACGTTTTGCGGAGCATGTAGCGCTCAAAATTTTGCCAGGCAACAGGCGGATCGTTTTCGATACGCGTGCGCTTAGCCGAGGTAGCTACGGGGAAGCGGTTGCCAGTCTACGCCAGGCAATTGACGCTTCGATCATTACTCCAGCAGAGGCAAGGCAGGCTTTGGAATTGTCGCCAGCGCCTGCGGAATTTGGCCTTGACGAGTTTGTCATCAGTAAAAACTACACGCAGCAAAGTCCTGCCGGCGCGGACGATGTTGGTATAGACCAATCAGCAGGTGTTGAATGATGGAATACAGATACGCTGAGCCCATCAAAATGCATGCAGGCAATACTTTTCGCGGAACTGCAATCAAATGGGACGATTCGACAGAACCGCTTGAGGAATTGAATGGTTATCGCGAAACGTTTGCAGCAGGCGCTCTAAGCTGGAATGACCATACTGCGATGTACATGGGTCACCGCTATGAAGGGCAAATTCCTTTGGCTCGGGTGGGTGCCGCTACGTTGTCGCTCCGGTCTACTGCTAGTGGATTGGAATTTGAAGGCAAACTTCCTGATTGGGCTGGCGGTATCAGCGAGGCGCTGCAACGTGGCGATTTGTCCGGCGCTGTGTCGATTGGATTTATGGCAGATGAAAATGGGTCGGATTGGAATAATCGAATACGCCTACGCACTGTGCAAAAGGCGCATTTGCACCATATAGCTATCGTGCCACAGGGTGCCTACCCCAGTGCACAAGGGAGCCTGACTAGATGACTTCGCTGGAACTCCGGGAGCAGAAGACTGCTCTGTGCGCTGAGGAGCGCAAGATTTTTGAAGCTGCGCAGGAAGAGAACCGCGCATACACCGTTGACGAACTTGAAAAGATCGAGCGAATCGAACAGGACATTCGCGAAATCGACAGCAAGTATGAAGCGCTTCGGCAGGAGGAGGCTGCTGCAGCCGTAGAGGCACGCATGTCAGCACCGGTTGGTGGTTCGTTCACGATGTCCGGAACTATGGGCACCGATAGTGGTCCGGAAGGTCCTGGCGTGGAACAGACTGAGTCCAGATGGATTCGGAACATGCTCGAAGGACGTACTACGCAAACCACGAGCAACCTTGGTGCAGTCATTCCCAAGCCACTGCAAAACAGAATGATCCAGCTGCTGGACCGCGTTTCTGCTGTTCGCCAGGCTGCTGAGGTTTATTCTGTGGCAAGTCCGCAGAGAGTTCCCCGGCAGACCGGCTATGGTACTTCTCTGCAGAAGGTTGCCGAAGCTGGTGCGTTCACCGCATTCGATCCGCAGCTGGACGAAATCGACACTGGGCAGAAGCTGGCCAAGGGTGCAGGTATTTGCACGCTGTCGAATGAACTGCTTTTCGATTCACTTTTCGACATTGAATCTTTTGTCATGAACATGCTGGGCGAACAGGCCGGGCATCTGCAGGAAGGGCAGTTCATTTCGGGCAACGGTTCTGGTGAACCCGAGGGCCTGATGGTCGCCATTACTGGCGCAAACACTTTTGACACCGGTGGCACCGATCTGGATTGCACGAAGGTTACTACCGCACTGCTGACCAAAATGCCGCCCCAGTACATGGGCCTTCCGCGCTATCTCATTGTCGGCCAGGAACAGGCTGCTGCACTGCTGAGTGACACTGACGGGTCCGGCACTGGTCGCCTGCTTCTGCAGCAGCAGGCCAGCGCGACGTTTGCAAACATGCCGAGCATGTCGATCCTTGGCACGCAGATTCTCATCAGCAGCCAAGCACCTGGCGGTTCTGGCGGTGGTGGCGCGTTTGCCAACGGTGACTATCTTGGCACGATTCTTACCAGCGGCAGTTACGGAATCTATGACCATGGCGGATTCCAGATGACGCGTGATCCGTACTCTGCCGCCGAAAATGGGTTGGTGAAGGTTAGTGGCTACATCAGGTCTGCAGGTTGCGTATCTCGCCCGCAGTCGATCGTTCAGATTACGTTCTGAGCCCTTTTCTCTGTACCCTCCCTCCCTTGTGCAAAGCAAGGGGGGGAGGGTTTCTGGGGACTAATAATGGAAACATTGGCCATCACAAGCAAAGGGCCTGTTTCGATGGCCATGTTCCGTGACCATTTGCGCGTTTACCATACGGCGGATGACATCAACATCCGCAGCGCTTTGGATACGGCGATGGCTGCGTGGGACGCTGAAACACTGCGCCCTGTTCGTGACACGCAGTACAAACAAGAATTTGAACAAGCGCCGGCAGGCTGGCAGTTCAACGCTGGTCCTGTTACTGAAATCAACAGCGTCAAGTTTTTTGACAAGGACACGCTGGTTGCCACTGAAATTGCAGCCAGCGACTACCGGGTTTCACGCAAAGGCGCTTGGGACAAACTGCAGTTTTTGTATGACTTTATGGCCAATGATTCGCAGGCTGCCAGGTGGGAGGTGGTTTGGTCTGTGACTTGGCCACACCCACCAGCTGACGTTTTGCGGGCCATTATGATGCTTGGCGCGACGTTTTATGATGAACGCGACCAGCTTACGCCTTTGCAAATGCGTGCTGTCACTGTCGGTTGGAACTCAATTACAAACCGCTACAAGTGGGGCAAGTTTTGAGGGCACGCCGCAGGCAAAGGTTGTTTGATGTTTATGCGCCCAGTGTGGCCGATGATGCCTTGGGGCAGCCGATACGTACCTATACCAACGTCCAGCGTATTGCCGGCAGCATGCTGACAGGTGCTTCAAGAAAAGGCGAGTACGCGGAAGCAATACAAGGCACGCAGAGCAATGAGCTCGAAACCAGGTATCTGCCCGATTTTGCTTGGACTCTAGAGCATCGCGTTGAAGACATTGAGACTAAAACCATGTACCGCATCACGGGCATGGAAGACGTTGCGACTGCGCATAACACGTTTCGATTGGACCTTGAAGAGGTAGTCCAATGATTTCGGCGGTCGGTTTGGCTTTTCGTGCAATACTTGCAAACGAACTGCGCCGGCTGTTGTTTGTTGCTGCGTTGGACGAGCAGCGCAGGTTTGCGCGATCGGAATTAAAGCGCTTGGATGCTGTTGCATTTGGTTTGACAGGCGACAAGTTTGTAAGCCGACGTTTCGCAAATGCAAGCAACAAGGTGCGCAAAAAGTGGTCATGGACCGCAATGCGTGACGCATTGAACGAATACAGGAACATTGCCCGTAAAAAGTGGCGTGCTGCCCCTGTTAAGGAAAGCAGGGGTAAAAAGACGCGCAGCAGTATTGCCAGGGCATATCAGATACGTCGAATGAATGCGGATACTCTTGCTGCGTTTGTTTCCTACAAGCGTGGTCCAGCTAAAAAAGCAAACTTGCTTGAATGGTCAACACGCCGAACAAGAGGCAAGCTTGTTGGCACAACTGCATTTGAGCAAAACAGGCAGTTCATGTTGCGCGTTATAGCTAAAAGTCTGCAGGTGCAAATCCGGCAGGATCCGGAAAACGCAAAAGCAAGGCGCCAGGCTTATCGCGCTGTGGTGGGGAGCGCTAATGCTGGCTGATCTGCGAAATCATCTGCTTGGTTCATCTGAAGTGACTAATTTGATTGGCAATCGCGTTGACCCGTTCAACTTAAGCGAGGGGGGAAATAGCGCATTGCCAGCAGTGTTTTATGCTGTCGAATCTGACGAACAGCTGGTTGGCATGGGTGCGGTATCGCTGAAAGTAGCCGAAGTTACTTACACAGCGTTTAGCACCACCCTGGCTGCAAGCGAATCTGTGGCTGACAAAATTGAAGAGCGGTTGTCGAATGCCACAGGGATTAGCGGCGTTAATGCAGTGCAATTTGTTAACCGCGAACGTGCAACCGTCGAGCCTTTTGATGGCGGCGACGACTATTTTTACAGTACCTCCTCCACCTTCCAAGTCTGGCACACATCATGACTAGTACAGCCTCTGCCGGTATTAATTCAGTTGTAACTATTGACAGCAACGAGTTTGTCGCAGCTACATCAATTGAAACAACAATTGAAAAGGAACGCATCGACATCACCGGATTCGGTGACAGTTCCCGAAGTTTCACCATGGGTCTTACAGGCCCCAGGGAATTTACGGTTCGCACGTATGCTGATCCGACAGGTTTGGTGGTTGGTACTTCATACACCATCAACATCACGATCGCCGGTGATGATGCAATCACTGGCACGGCAACCTGTGTTAACTACAATTCAAGCGCAGACATTGATGGAGCAACGGTGCACGAAATTGGTCTGCTGATGTAATAGATGAAGGGGAGCTAATGTCTGAACTGGACAATTTGCAATGGCTGATTTCGCACAAACCCAAAATACACCAGGTCGAAATACAAGGGCGCGAATTCTACCTACGACAGCCAACCGTGGCCGACCGCGATCGTTTCGACACAAAAGTAGCAGCGATGGGGAGCACTGGTATGCAGATGCGCAGCCCTATGCTGCAGGCGGTTTTGTGCAACCAGGCCGGCCAGCTTATTGGTGGTGCAATGGATTTCGACAAGCTGCCCGCAGAGCTTATAGAGCCACTGGTCAACAAGGCGGCAGAGTTGTTTGGTATATCAGATTCCCCTACGGCAGGCGAGACCAGCTGATAGCACGAATCAGTGCTAACAGTGGGGTCTCGCCTGCACAAATACGCGCAACGTGGACTGCTCAGGACATCGCGTTGCTTGAACACATTGACAGCGTTACCGGTTTGCCGGACAGGCAGCTGGTTTTGTTGCTGTGTTCATTAGTTAGCGCATTGTCACAAGACGATGACGGCAAGCTGCAAAAGGCCATGTTTCCGGAGCTTTCAGAATGAAATCAGGGTTTGCCGGCAGTCTTGTTGTCTCGGCCAATTGGCGCGGCCGCAACCTCAGACGAGGGATGCAGGCATCACAAAAGCGTGTCAACAATTTCGGAAAAGGCGTGCGCCGGATAGTTGCTGCTACTGCTCTGGGGGTTGGCGCTTTTGCCGTTGGTAAAGGCTTGTCATCACTGTTGAAAATGAGCAGCGCCGGCGCCAAGGCAATTAGTAACTGGTCTGTTGCTTGGGCAAAATTTAAACAACAGGTTGCCCGACTTATTGCCGGCCCTGCTGCCAAAATTATTAACTGGCTTGCAAAGGGTTTGGGTCTGCTCACCGATTGGTTGGCGCGGCAGACCAGTTTGTCCGGTGCCTTGAGTAATTTGATACAGCTGGCAAAGAGTTATTTGTTGAGCATTAAGCTTATTCGTGATGCCTGGATGGCAATCACTGCCGGCATTGCTGCTGCAAAAATGTTGTTTAAGGCATTTATTGTCTTGGGCAGCCAACTAGTTCTGAAGCTGTTCAGGCAGTTGATTAATTTGGGTAACACTGTTTTCCAAAAGCTGTTTGAATGGTCCGTCAAAATATTGGACATTTGGAACCGAATCAGGCAGTTCATTGCAAATGCCACTGCATCGATAGGGCGCACGGTTGGCCAGGTTGGCAACCTGTTTGGGTTTTTTGCTTCGCCAACAGATGCTTCCCGCCAGGCATCTCCGTCGCCAACAGATAATGCCCGCTCAGCTTCTGTGTCGCCACTTGATGCTGCCCGCCAGGCATCTGCTGGCATAGCAGCTGCACAAAGCAACCAAATGGAAGCGGCGGCTAATTTGCCGACAGTCATCAATCAGTTGACTAGCGCTGTTGGTCTTTTAGATCAAACCGCAAAGCGGATGAACGGTTCATCTGTTCAGCAGGGCAGGTTGCAATTGCAGGCAGGTAACTAATGGCACGCGTTTATTCTGTTTACGAGGATCTGGACACAAGGAAATTGCAGATTCAAACCCCGGGGGTTGGATCTACTGTTTTTACATACGAGTTCACAGTGCGTCCTGTCTCGGGCACCGAAGGCACAACTAACGAGGAATACCAGGCTGCCTACAACGCTTTGCAAACCTACCTTGGCGTGCCAATTGGCAAACTAACTGATATATCTGCCTATTCGAGTTCGCCATTTGGTGCGCTTGGCTCTGTGCGCTCCATCAACATGGAGTATGAGTCGGGCAGTGACCACGTATACCGTGCAGCGGTTTCCTGGCAAACAGAATTCCCTGCAATTTTCAGCACTGGCGACACTGATGTTTTGGTTGCCAGCGGACAAGCTGCAATCAATTACAGCAGTCAGCCTTCCGTGCGGATGATGGATCTATACAAACAGGCACTGCGACCAACTACGGCTCAGCAGTCAGCTGCCACAAGTGG